TTATATTTCCTTCGCCTCATACTCTACATCTGACAATCTCACCTCAAGCTCTAGGCTCGTCGTAAAGCCGCCATTGCTCAGAGAGTGCATCACCTTAGTAATTGTCCACGATTGCTCGTCTATGACGCGCTTAAAGCCTGAAACCTGTACTGGTGTCTCCGGGTAGAGGTCTGCTCGCCCCGTCGCCAGCCGGATAGAAAACTCAGCAACACCACGTTGCAGTTTGTCCCATTTGGCCTGTGCGGCTCGCATGGCCTGCGCTTTGGTTGAAAAAATTGTAGTCAGGGCAAACACGTTGTCATCCTCGCCGACCATGTATTCACCCTCCCTGGCTTCCGGCGTCTTCACCGTCTTTTTCTTCGTTACCGGTTTGGCTTTGGGGTGCTGTAGCGCGCGTAAATGCTGCTCTTTGGGTTTGCGTTTTAACGCAACCTTTTGTTTTTGTGGCTTCGGGTCTTTGGTGTGCAACCACTTTGCCGTAACGCCGGTATATGCCCCACGGTCAGCAATGGAAAACTGATGGCGGTCGCCATCGCTGCGGGTGATCGTGACCTGCGGAATGGCTTTTCCGCTGGCTGTAACCCCACGACCGGCTTTGAGGAAAAGTAACTTTCCCGCTTTTACCGAAACCTCACCGCCGTTTCGTTCGGCGAGCCGTGTCAAAAATTTGGCATCCGATTCCTGTGACTGGTCGATATGCGGAATTTTTATTCCGGCCAGCTCCGGTATAACGCTCGACACCAGTTTGTTACGTGTCGCTATCGCTGCCACGATTTCGCCGAGCGTCTTGTCATGCCAGGACTCTTCCCGACGTGAGTTAAGCGTCCCCCGAAAATCGGCGCTACGGGCGCGGATTGTCACAGTATCCGGCGCGCCATGATGTTCAACCTCATCAACGGTAAAACTTCCCTTACCAATCAACGCAAAGCCTTTCCACCCGAGGTAAAGCGTCAGTACGGCACCGCGTAACGGCAGCTCGACCAGCCCGTCAGCATCATCAAGCTCGATGTCGAGCTGGTCGGCTTCGAATCCGCGATTGTCTGTCATGGTCAGGCTCATCAACCGATTACTGATGTTGCCGGTAATATCTTTGCTGTCGAGCATCAGCATAAAATCGGGCGTCAGTACGCCACCCGCATTCAGATTCAGCATATCCAGCATCAGCTAATCCCCACCATGCCGGCCACTGACGAGGCCATATTTCCAGCCTTGCCAATCAGTGATTTTGCCTGTTCGCCGATATCGCCATACAGCGCCGCAAGGGATTCATCCACGCGGGTGAGGGTCAGCGTAAAATCAATTTTGCGCGGCGTTCCGTCAGCAAAAAACAGGCTTCCTGTCTCGCTGATATTATTGATGACGTACATACCGTAAATCGTGCCGGTGCCATCCAGTAACGGCCAGGCGCGCCCCTCGTCAGCCATTAAACGAATGGCCGTCATCGTCAACTTTCCGCCGGTGAGCTCCGGGTAAAGCACACCGGCTAGGGTAATTTTTTCATCCCCCGGCCCCAGATACTGGAAAGAATCCCGCTTACCAACGCGGGAGTTTGACGGCCACCGATATTCGGCATCGCGTTGCATCGTCTGGTGTGGCAACGTCTGGCGCATAAAAACAAACATACCGAGTGCGAGCATCATTTTTCGTCACCTCCTATCCGTCGTGGTTCATGCTGGCACGCTGGCGGGCGCGTTTTTCACGCTCAAATTTTTCAAGCGCATCCTGTAGCTGGCGATCGAGCTGCGTACCGCTGCCGCCCCCCTGAACGTCGATGTGATATTCGTTTTTACTTTGGTCTATATAAGAACGTCCCGACGGTGCGGTGACGGGTTGATATGCCTGATAGCCACCGTAAGTGCCGGTTGCCGGAATATAAGAGTTACCCTGCGTGGCTGCGTTCGCTTTTGCGGCAGTCTGGTCAAGCGTGCTGGACTCTTTATTAATAATGCCGAGTTTCTCAAGCACCCAATCAATACCGCTGCGCAGCTTATTAAATGCCGTCAGCGGCAGCGTTAAGGCATCCGCCAGCCGTTGACCGAACAACACACCGGCATCACGAAAACTGTTTAAGGTTTCCTGCGATGACTTGACCGGCGCAATCAGGTTGTTAAACCAGTCCCACGCGGCTTTCAGTTTTCCGCCCAGCCAGTCAAACATCGGTTTAAGCGGCGCAAACAGTTCAGCTACTGGCGCAAATGCGGCCCGCATCCCTTCAATCACTCCGCCGAAAAATGCGCTGATGGGCTCCCAATATTTACGGATGAGCAATGCCCCGGCGACAATCGCAGCCACAACAGCGACAACCGGCCAGGAAATCGCACCAATAGCGGTAATGATGCCTCCGGCCACCGTTGTAAATACGGTACCGAGCGCCGTCGCAGCGGCGATGATGGCATTGACTCCCGTTATAACCGGCCAGGCAATCAGCCCAATGGCCCCAATCATACCCACCACGCCAAGCGCCACGGCGGTAATCACCCCCAGCGTCTGCGCGAGCTCTTTATTTCGCTGGATCCACTTATCAAGTTTGAGCACATAGCCGGTCGCAGTCTGCACCAGTGTGCGTAATGAGGATTCCTGCTGGTCAAACAGGTCGGTGCCAACAGCCTCATACGCAGACTGAAACTCTTTGAAGTCGCCGCCGAGGTTATCCTGCATGACTTTAACCAGCTCCTCGGTCTTGCCGTCCGAGGCTTTTAATGCCGCTGTCAGCTTATCGAGTTTCCCGCTGGCCGCAGCGTCTAACAGGGCATTAGACGATTTCAGCGCTTCCTCGCCGAATATCGTTTTCAGGTATTCGCCTGTCTGACTTGTTCCGAGCTTGTTCTTTTTAAAACTGGCCTGGATTTCTTTCAGAATGGTAAATACGGGCCGCATGTTGCCCTTGCTGTCTGCCGTCTTAACCCCCAGCTCTTTTAATGCCGCCCATGCCTTACCTGTTGGGGCCTGTAACCGGCTAACGACAGCGCTGCTCCCGGTACCGGCCATCGATCCCGTGATATTGTTATCATGAAGCACACCCGTCATGGCGGCGGCTTCTTCGAGGCTTACTCCCGCAGCTTTGGCAACTGGGGCCAGATAGGTTAAGGCGTCGCTTAATCCCTGAAAATCGGCCGCTGATTTATTCATCGTTGCTGAAAGCACATCGCCGATATGGGCTACCCGGTCATTTGAAAGCTGGAAAGCGTTTTTGGTACCGAGCAAAAGCTGCGCGTTCTCTTCCATCGTCCGACGGTTAGCAAGCGCCATATTAAGTGTGACGGGCGTCGCCGCCTGAATCGCTGCCGCGTCTCCGCCTGCTTTCGCAATGATAATCTGAGCACCGGCCGCATCATCGGCAGAAGCGGCAGTATTGTCGCCCAGCAGTCGGGCCTGCTTTCGCAACGCAGTCATTTCTGCGGAGTCTTTCGCCACGCCGAGTACAGCCTGTAACTCGGAGTTTTTCTGCGCAAAATCATAACCCGGTTTCATTAGTGCAACACCGGCCAGCGTGCCTGTCGTCGCCATACCGACACCGGCGGCACCCATTGCGGCCGCATTTCCGGCCAACTCTTTACCGGCCTGATATCTCTGCTTAACCGCATTGAGCTTTGCCTGTTGCGCGCTGACTCGCGCCAGCGCTTCACGCTGACGATTGAGCTGTGCTGTCGTTTCGCTAATGTTGGTTTTTAACCGGCGTTCATCCGCGGCCAGGGTACGGGTATTAATTCCCGCCTGGCTGAGCTCCTGCCGCTGGCGCTGTACAGCCTGCCGCAAGCTGTTGTGTTTAAGCTGTAGCGCGGCGGCGCTTTTTCGTGCGGCATCCATTGCCTGCGCCTGCGCGCGCGTCGGCTGTTCAGTATTTCTAAACTGGATCGCCAGTGCGGCGGCTTCCTGTTTAGCTTTCTTCAACTCCTGACCGGTAACGGCGAGTTGCGCGCTTGCCTTGCGAAATCCGTCAATACGGGATGCCTGGCCGTTAAGCTCACGCAGTGATTTTTGAGTGTCCCGGATATCACCAGACAGCGTTTTGCTCGCTGTCTGGATGGTTTTAAACGGGCGGGTCGCCTGGTCAACAGCCTTGAGTAATACCTGCAATTTAACGTCGTTACTCATTCGTGTTTCCGCTTCGCTGTAGCGCTTTTTCGCGCCAGGTGGTGAGCTCGGTCAGGCTCATGGGATATAACTCTGATGGCGGCCAGTGAAAAATCACCGCGATATCCGCCATCAGGTCATCGACCGACATGTCTTTCGGGAAATTTAATCCGCCAAATTCGGCGACAAAAAACCGATCACCTTTGTTGCCAGCGCCATCAAATCGGGTAAATCCATCATGACGACATCCGACTCGGTAAGAGACGGACTGGTCATACGCGGCAGCACTTTAATCAGGGCGTCGACTTCAGAGCGCGCAACGTCGGCCAGGCTGACACCGCGCAGGGTTCCGGCGTTGGGCTTCATCAGGGTGATTTTTTCGATGACCTGCTCGCCGCGTTTGATGGGGTTTTCCAGGGTGACGATGTTTTCTTTGCTCATGATTTTCTCGCTGTTTACGGATTCGGGATTAACCGGCCAGGCATGCTGGCCGGGGAAAATTACAGGCCGATATTGCGGCGGTGCTGGTCGAGTCGGTCGACGCCGTTCACCTTCTCAATCATGTTGAGGACGTCGATTTCTACCAGCTCTTTACCGTTCATGGTCAGCTTGTAGTACGTGCAGACCAGCGATAATTTGCTGCTGGTATCCTCGCCCTGTTTGCTCTCGCCGTTATCGACTTCCTTCACCTTGAAACGGGTCTCAACTTCCACCGCCACGGTTTCGCCGGTATCGTCCCGCTGGTAAGAGCCTGCATAGCGCAGTAGCGTCCCGGTACCGACGGCACCATAAAGCGACCAGATTGCATCATCAGGGAAGCCGCCGAGGGAAATTTCCATCGCCAGCGCGTCATCGTCGAGGCCGAAATCGACAGGGGCTGAGCCTGACATCCCGCCGCCCCGGTAATTTTCCAGCTTACGGGTCAGCTTTGGCAGGGTGACGGACTCGATAACGCCGAGATAGCTGACGCCATCCAGAAACGTGTTCAGATATTTGAGCTTGCGCGGCATTGCCATTGGTCAGGGCTCCTTAATTGCTGTTAACCGATGACACCAGATTCGCCAGGTATTTATCGGTAATGCGCTGGCGTAGCGTCAGGTTTTCGAGAGGGGGAACCGGCGTATAGTCGTAATCGATATACAGTTTTCCGGCTTTGAGGGTCGCCGCGTCGTTGGCCGATTCATCAAACCAGCAGGTCGCATCGACGATATAGCCCGCCGTTTTCATCTCGCGGAATTTCGCATTGATACCCGCAACGATGTCCTTAATCAGCGTGGCAGTGATCGGCTTGTCTACCGCCCACATGTGACCAGCGGCCATTGTGTCAGCGATAACCTGCGCGGTGCGGGTGTAGTTCTCGAACAAGAACAGCGGGTCATCGGAGCAGCAACGGTTGCCCCAGAAGCGGAAACCGTCTTTACGAATGAGCGTGGTGACGCCTGCCTCGTTAAGCAGGTCGGCATCGGTGCCGGATTCCTGCAAATCCCAGAAGACCGACGCGCTGATGCCGGTGACGCCATTCACGCCAACGTTTGACAGAGTTTTGTGCCAGCCGGTGTCCTGGTCGATTTTGGCGCGCATGCCCAGCGCGCGGGCGGTCGCCCATGCGGTCTCGGTCGCGTTCGCCGTGGTATCCCATGCCAGAAAATCCGGCCAGATAACCATCAGCTCACGCTGGCTGAAATTCTCGCGATAGAGCATCGCCTCGGAAATGTTCTTACAATCCCATGCGCTGATATAGCCAAAGGCGCGCAGCTTCTGGCAAATCGGCGCGAGGGCGGTCGCCACTTCAAGGGAATCGAGGCCCGGCACGCCAAGGATGCGCGGTTTAACGCCGGTGACGGCCTCCGCCGTGAGCAGCGCTTTCAGCCCGGTGTAATTGCCGCTTTCGTCGGTACCGCCGATGATATTAGAGATAGTCTGCGCCTCGGCATCGTCGCCGGTACCTTCGGCAACGCGCACAACGACAATGACCGGTTTCGACTGGTCGGCGATTGCCTGGAGGGATGCGGCCAGGGTGCCTTTTGTACCCGCTTTCGCAATGGCGCTTTGCACGCTGGTAATCAGTACGGGCTTATTGAGTGGGAAGGTGGCGGCATCGGCATCGCTGGCCGTACAGACCATGCCGATAATCGCCGTTGATACGGTGGAAATGACGCGGGTGCCGTCGTTAATCTCGACAACCTGGACGCCGTGATGAAAATCGCTCATCCGTTTAACTCCGTGGTTAAGGGTGAGCATTATTTTCAATCGTGGTGGAAAGGGTGACGAGTCATCCCCGCTGTAACAGGGACGGTACAACAGGAATGACCGTCACAGGGTCAGGCGACGCGGCTCCAGCACATCAGCAGGGTGTGGGCTTCCACCACGCTGAACGATTTTCCTTCGCCGAGGTTGTCGGTTTTGCCGCTGGTCGTGTGTTTGTGCGCCGGTACCGTGACTTCGTGGTCGTGCTCTCCGGCGTCATCGGTCACACCCAGCTTTTTCGGGTTAAAGAGCTGCCGCACATCCCCGCCGATTTCCCACGGGTCATCTTTACCGGCCACACCACCATGATTGTGAACACCGCCGCGCGTGGTCGTCAGCTTCTGCTCTTGCTGCTCGCTGGTTTCGCCGGTCACATCGATTTGTACGGCGGGCAGGTTTGTGCGCAGTAATGTAACGGCATCGCTGCCGCCGGTATTCCCTACGTTTGAGCCGTCAGCTTTTGCCACCCGGATTGTTTTATTTTCACCGGTGTAAATCCATTGCGACCACGGCCAGCGTTCATTAGGGTTGAGGTTCTGGTTAAAAAAGCGGGTGGTACCTGGTGGGTTATCTTCTTCCCATGCATCACGTACCGCTGTTTTAACGGCCTCCGTAATTGCCTGCTGTATGTTGATATCAAGCTCGTTAAGGATTTTATCGGCGTAGTCCTTAGCCTCATTCTTTGCTCGATCGACCTCCCCCAGAGAGGCAATCACAACCGCCGGATCCGTCATTAACCGCACATCAGCGGTATTGTTAACCGCTATCCACAGATTGACGGCCTGCTGCCTGCCTGAGCCTTCCGCCAGAAGTGGCTTATACGACGGCGGCAAACTGGCTAACGCCAGGCATACCCCGTCATCATCATAAAGCGCGGCCTCTCGCAGCCAGAACCCGCCGACCTGGGGAAACATCACCATCTCAGCACGGATCACGTTTGCACCACTGTCGGCAATGACCAGGCGGTTAAGCGGGGCACGATAAAGCTCATTAACCAGCCCCGTTTGCTCCGCATAGGGTTGATATGGCGTGCCTCCGCCATCTCCCACCCCCATATGGGAGAAGCCGACAGGCTCCCCCGATATCGCCGCCGCTGCCATTTTTGCTTCTCCGGCAGGCGTTAGAATCGCAATATATTTTTTCCCTGCCATAGAATCACCTCTTAAATGCTGATGCCACGGCGGGCGTAGTAGGCCAGGAAGTAATCGTAAATTGACTTTATTTCCGCATCAGATAGTGCACGGTCAAAAATCAGTGCGGCCGCAATAGCGTTATCTCCTTGTACCTCCACATTGTTATGGCTCCGGCCAATACGGTAAGTTAACCCGGCGGTCACAAGAGATTCCATCGTCCCCGTAGCAGTGACGCTACTGCTTTTGTTCGAAGTAATGTCCTTTACAGAAATGGTTTTGCCTGTGTCTTTCGCATACATAAAACCCGGACTACCTGCCTGCACCCCCAGTTGAACCGCCGTAGAAAACGCAATGCTCTTATCTGCGCCGCTGGCATCCTGCCCCTGATAATGCGAGTACACGGTTAAAGCCTGCGCGTCACCGCTACCAATAAGAATGGAACGACCAAACTTAGGATCGCCGGTATAACTGGAAACTAAAAACTGACGACGTGCGTTAATGGTGCGTTTAGCCACAACAATCAATGTTGCCTCTTTTGTATTAACAACACCGGTATCCAAAAAATCATTTGCATTAAATTCAGCAAAATGATTATTCACTACCGGCGCGCCGTTAATCACAGCATCAATACCATTTTTAGCAAAGTTCTTTGTAAGACTACCCCGCCCATAAATTCCGGCATATAACAAACCCTCGGTAGAAAACGGCGGATTCCATCCATCCGGGTTAGCAATGATATTAGACGGCACGTTAGATTTAATGACCATAACCATATTGTTTATTCTCCGTAAGGAATAGAAAGGCAGAATTGCACTGATGCGTTGTTTAGCGGGTAAGGCTTGCCAACCAGCTCCGGTATATTTTCAGTCTCATACTGTCCAGTACCCGCTTCAAAAATAAAATCATCCAGTGCGTTAAAAGTGTCGCTATCAAAAACGTTACCGTTTCCTTCGTGGGTAGTTTTATCGCCATACCACAACTTTGCATTACCGGATATATCCCGACCAACCGTGATTTTAATAATCGTATCCGCCACAATTTCAACAGCGGTGATGGCGACTGTCCCGGCGTTATCTGTCACCCGAAAACCTTTATCGACATACATCGTAGCGACGTTTTTCACGTATGACGGCCTGAACGTCAGCGGCGGTGACGGTACATGATAAAACACGTAAATTTCCCGCCCACTGCTCGCAATCTTAATTGGCCCCAGAGGTTCCCAGCCTTGCCCCTCGTTTAATACCAGGTGCTTAACCTGCGCAACTTTCATATCAAACCAGCGGTAGCCATTTGGCCCCAGGTGACCGCCTTTATCCGGGTAGTGATAAACCGGCCCGACCATATAAGCGTTTTCGTTTTCCTGGCAAAACTCCCACTGTGCCATTCCAATAGACAGATAAGCATCATCGCGGGTATACCCCGCGCCGGTCTGGTACATAAACAATGCTGGAGGGGATTTTTGTCCTGCGATACCAACGGCCATATCTGCAATCATGTCGTTATACAGCTTACCGAGATTGCGCTTATAGGTTTCTTTATCGTTTGAGCCATCCCTTTTCTGGTAATTCCATTCCCCCTGGATCCAGAGAATAGCTGCAACGGAATACGTAACACCTAACTGGTCAGCCAGTGCTTTAACCTGCTGCACAGCCTGTAAAGGTCGTTGATAAAGCTCAGGTGATGCCCCTTTTGATAACTGCTCAATACTGCGACCGTTTACGCCCGTGCTGGATAATACGAACCGGCGCGAGGTGTCACGCTCCAGGCAATTACGTTGTAACCAGAGACGACGTAGCGCGTTAGCCATCGCTACACCGCCTTCACCTTCATTCCCGGCCCCTGGTGTCAGCGCAGAAATCTGCTCATCCGTCAGCAAATCATTACCGGTGCCAGACTGCACCACTGCCCGCAGAGGCTTAAGCGTAGCGCTGCCGACAGGCGAGAACTCCGCATTAGTCCGGCTTGCCGGTCGTATTGAATCACCCAGCATCAGGTTATCGAATCCCTCAACCGGCGTTTTGCTCAGGGCGGGCCATCCCTCCTGTTGCGTGCCGAGGCTCTGACTGTAGATGATCAGGTGATTCAGCCCACTAACAAGACGCTGAACGGCAGCGTTATACTGGGCACGAACATTCTGCGAATACGCTTTATTTTGTGCATCAGCAGCAATCAGGTTAAGGTTTTCAACAGGATTTTCTTTGACCCCGATTAGCTCGCCATCCCCATCCGTCAGCGCTTTGAAAAAACCTTCCTCATCCTCAAGATTCAGCCATCCCATACCACCGGCTTTCGTCGTGAACTCACCATCGCCACTCAGCGCGTGTGGCGCCGCTTTACCTGACTGGTCAGCTACGTCAGAATAAAATCCGTCGATATCTTCCAGACGCAACCAGGCGCTGTCCGTGGTTTCAGTATGAAATTTTCCGCCACCATTCAACGTTCCCGGACGCTGCCCGATACCATCATGCCCAACGATATTTACGCTAAAACCTTCCGGATCACGATAAATCAGCCCTGACTCGCCATCCTCATGCGACATCGCCATATCTTTAACATACAAACCATCAGGCGCGACCATGCAGTTAATGGCACCGAATGCCCCACTTGCCATTACACGGAAAAATGAAAACCAGTCATCATCAACGAAATCCAGCATTACATCGCCATCCTGACGAGACTGGAAAAAGTTATTTTTAATTTCCTTCAACATTTTATCGCTGGGTAACTTCTTTCCGGTCGGCGTGGCGATACCATTAATATTTCTGTATTCATCCAGCCAGTAATCGGCATCATCAGTACGAACCGTAAAGATAGCACCAGGCTTAATCAGCCCATTATCAATATCAGCCTGTGCATCTTCTTTTTTGTCATATGGCTTTTCGCCAACTGAATAACCTTCCAGCGTCTGCATTAAAAGCAAAGTGCGGTTTGCCAGTTCCTGCGCCTGAATATTAGCCGCACCGCCGCGACCACCCTCGACTTTATCTGCGCGGGTAATAAGAGGAACGTCGCCCCATTTAGGTGTTTCAATAATACTGGTCATATTATTTCCCGGAGTAATGATAATTCCCGTCATAATTAACGGCTGCGTCATAATAAATACTGTCATCCGGCTCATACCCCGGCGGATACACCGTTATAATTTCCCCGTCGACCACTGCCGCGCCTATATGAGCCATGCCGTACACGCTTGCCGATAGTGTGAGTTGTGATATATGTCGACTCACCGGCTTTGCATCGCCGATAATTCGTTCTAACTCTTTAATCATCGTCTCAGTAATGCCGATATCGTTGAGGTCAATCTCAAGGCGGAATGTCCCGGCAGGATCGGCCACCTTCCACCATTCCTGGAGCGTCATGCTGTAGCCCAGCGTTTCAATCACACGCCGAACGGCGGCAACGGTACCTTTGCGTTGGTGGATCCAGAAAGCATCACTAACAGCCTGGCGTTTCTCTGTTTCCGACCATGTTTCTTCCCAGCGGTCGACAGAAAACGCCCAGGCCAGATAGGGCAGGAATTTCACGGGGCATTTCCACGGGTTCCACAAATCACGCAGCGGGACAGATAAATCGCTGATGACGGCACACGCTTCGGCAGCTCTTTGTTCCAGCACCGACGACCCGGTCGCCATCAGCGAGTTACTCATCGGAGCCCCCGATCACGACGCTGGTTTCGGTGCAGTACGCGGCCTGAGTTTTATCGAGCACGACGTCGGCCAGCGGCTCGCGCAGTTCGACGCGCTGGACACCCTGCACATGCAGCGCGGCATAAATGGCTGACATACGAATGTCACGGCCGAGGCGGCGCTGCTCTGTGATATAGGCGGTTAACTGCGCTTTGGCAGCAGCAAGAATGGGTTCGGTCGCCGGGCCGGGGTAGACGTACAACACCGCATCGACCGCGTAACTGACAATCTCGGCCGACACCACTGTCAGGCGGTCACCGACCGGGCGCACACTCTCATCATTCAGCGCGGTACTGACGGCCAGCAATAAATCATCCGATGCCGTGCCGTCACCTTCCCGCGACAGCACAGCGATTGTGACCTCTGCCGGGGCCGGGCTATTAGCCGAAGCATCCGCGACACGTCCGTCGGCACTCAGGGCGTGAAATTCATAGGCACCGGTTGGCCCGGCAACACTCATACCCTCAAATGCCGCCGGTACGCGCTGACGTAAATCACTGTCAGATTCCATGACCGCCGCCACCGGCGGGATTTGGGTCTCGTCTCCGGGGGTGATGACCAGGCGTTCAACGTTATTATTTGCCGCGAGCTGGTCGAGGTCGTTTTTGATGGCATAGGCCACCATCCCGGCTTTCGCCGCCTCGTTAATGCGCTGGCGTAAGATCACCTCACGATAGGCATTCTCTTCGAGATATTTCACCAGTGGCTCAGACTCCAGCGTTAATGTCCTGGCGACCGCTTCCTGCTCATCTTCCGGGTACAGTGAAATCAGCGTCGCTTTGCGCTCGGCGAGGATGGTTTCAAAATCCAGTGTTTCCACCACATCAGGCGCGGGGAGCTGGCTCAGGTCGATAACTGCCATAGGTTCAACTCACAGGGATGGTTAAGGAAAGGCTCTCACCGGTATCGGTGATTTGGCCGGTAACGTCGACGACCATCTGCCCGTTAAACTGCCGCGCTGTGGTGATGCTGGTCAGCCTGACGCGCGGTTCCCACTTCAGGATCGCCATGTAGCACGCGGCCATAATTTGCAGTTCAAGCGCCGGTGTCTGAGGCTGGTCAATCATCTGCGACAACAGCGAGCCGTATTCACGACGCATGACGCGGGAGCCGACGGGCGTGCGCAGAATATCCCCGATGCTCTGGCTGATATGGTCAACGTCTGAAATACTTTCACCGGTCGTGCGGTTCATGCCGAGATAACGAGCCGTCATTTGGTGCCCTCCGTCCATTCATCTCCGCGCCTGATGCCGCCGTGGCCGTGTTTATCCACCTGCACACCGTTGGAAGTGAAAGCGCCGCCGCTGTGCTCGATATCACCGGACATCTTGCCGCCTTGCTTCACCTCCAGCGTGCCGGTCGTCAGCTTGTTGGTGCAGACCACCTCCGGCGTATCGAGGGTGACCCGCGTCGAGGCTTTTACCAGCACCACCGGCACGCTGACGGCAATCGAATCGGATGCGGTCACATCGGCAGTTTTAATGCCGGTGACGGTCAGCGCGCCGGTCTCCGGCTCATAACTCATAACGGCACCGTCTGGAAACTCAACGTGCCAGGCATCCGCCGAGGCCGACGGCGCGGGGTTGTCGTCGGAATAAATACCCGGCAGCACAAAAGCGGTATCGAGCTCACCGCCGACGGCCAGAATCATCACCTGCTCACCAACAGAGGGAGCCCACCAGGTGCGCGATCGCCCGGCCCGATGCGTCAGCCACTGGAGCCAGTCGGTATAAATGCCGCCGGTCTGTACGCGACAGCGCCCGGCGTCGAGGTCAGTTTCGACGACGATACCGGTGCGGATCATGTTGCGTATCGCGCGGGCGAGTTCCTGGATAGATGCGAGAGTATTCATAGGGGAAAGGATGCCGCCGGGGTGTTCCGGCGGCAATCTGCGGGCGTTTTGCCCTGGCTGGCACAACGTTAATCGGCGAGGTAGTCGATAATGACGCTTTCCACAAGTTGCCGGTCATCGTCGGTAAAGCCCATGAGCTGGCGCTGTGGGTACTCGACGGCGGCGCTTTTTGGGGATGGCTTATCCTTGAGCCCGAGCTGATGCACGCGGGCGATGCGCTGCACTTTCCCGGTAAATTCCACCACTGCCGCGCTGTCGTTACCGGTCGCTTTCATATAGCGGTTGGTTCGCAGTTTCGCGAACATCTCACGCTTAATCCGGCCTTGCTTTGCCCTGACGGGCTGGCGTTTACGCGGGGCGAACGGGGAACCGTCCGGCGCTTTCTGCGATTTAATGCGCTGCTGTTGCCGCTGGCGCAGTTTCTTCGCAATGTCGGCGGTCATCCGACGCCGCCCGGCGGGGGAAAGGGCCGCTATCAATCCGGCGAGCTTGTCCTCAAAGGGTTTGAAGTCATTCATCCCATTTACTCACCCGCTCGCCATTACTCCACATCTCAACAGGGCGTGTCACCGGCTCCGGCGGTGGCGGCTCCGGGATGTTCTCAACGTACATCGCGCCGTCGGCCTCTTTGACCAGCGTGCGCTCGGTCAGTAACAGGCTGATACTGACATCGAGGCTGCTGTCGTTATTAATGTCAGCGTACCAGGCAAATCCTTTTTTTCTCCCCTCGTCGGTTGTCATGATGTCCGGCTGATTGACCCGCAGCCAGGCCATAATCGGCACAAACAACAGGTCAATATCGTCGGTAAAATCCGTGACCACGATGTTAAGCGTGTACCGCTTTTCAAACGACAGGGAGCGCGCCAGCGTCGCCGTATTGTTGCCATCGTCCAGGCGAAGGCAAAGCATATCGGGGTTGGTACGCAGTACCGGCACCGCATCAGTTAAGGCTTTTCGCAGACTGTTGGGCTTTTGCATCGATTTCATCCTGGCATTGTTTAACCGTATCGACCTGGATTGCGCAGCTTTTCAGGGCGTTTTCGAGCTGGCGTATATCCGCACTCAGGTCGCCATTAGTCAGCGGGTCGCTGCCCGGCATCGGACAGTGGCTGACCTTCGGGCAGGCGTTGTAAACAATCACCGGCGGCGGCGTTGGTGCAGGCGGCGCGCTGGTGCAACCGGCGCACAGCATCAGGTAAATCAGCGCGATACCAGCGGCGAAACGCGTCATTTTCATTGAGTAACCTCGTTATGGTTTGTTCACGCCGGAAAGCCAGCAGGTTAGCCTCTGCAAGCTTGTCCCGCATGGCAACCTGCGCCAGCTCTTTGCGCTGCGACTGCTCTGCGGCAACGTTGAGCTGATTTTTCAGCATGATGATGGTGGTTTTCTGCGTACCGGCGACCCGGTTCGCTCGTTCAAATGAGGCCCGCAAATTGCTGTTATCGTGTCGCATCCACAGCAGACCCGCACAGGCCAGCGCCAGCAGGATAATGACTATTTTCATGCGGATACGCCTCCAGCCTTGCGCCACACTGCGACCAGTTTGTCGAGGCTGTGCTCACGCTGACCGTATCCGGCACCCGGCAATGAAGCCCAGATATTGCGACAGCGGGAAATCGCGCGCTCTATGCGCCCCTGCTGCAAATCTTCCAGCGCACCACGCTCCCGAATAAGCTGAATGGCGAGCCTGTCCTGTGATACCGGGCTGAAATCCGGCAAAGCGAGCTGTTTCTGATAATGCGGCCAGAACAGATAAAGCTGCTGGTAACGCCCGGATGCCGTGGATTTTTCCCCGCGACGATTGAAGACCTTCGCCGGGCGTCCACCGGCGAACGGGTGATCGCGATAATCGGTAAAAATCTCCGGCTTGCCATCGATACCCGTGACGATAACGTCGTAACCGTTGTTTCGGGTCAGCGGATGCGTTGCTGTCCCTTCCGAAAATGCCAGCATGTCGAGGAATGCCGCAATGTTGGGATGTGTCTTAATGACTGCCATCGTTTTCCCCTTTTTTAATCTTGCGCTGGATAGCAAGCTCTACCGCCTGATAACCGGCGATACCCAGCATGGAGCCAAATCCGCACACGGCCGCGGTTGGCAGGTCTGGAAACTGTACCAGGGCAACCCCGGCCACCATCGAAACAAAGCCGCCCAGCAACATGCGACCAATAAAAAGCCGGGCGGTAATGGGCTCACCACCGGCCAGCACTTTACCGACGACAATCAACGCGCCGATGATAAAAAGCGAAATGACGCTTTTTTCCCCTTCCGTCATGAGGTTACTCCCAGAGGTTTATGGTTTCTGTTACGGGGGATGACTTCACATCAGGCAGTTCGATCACAGTGCCATGCGGCAATACTGCGCCGAGCTCGGCTAACCCCGGATTTGCGGCGAGCACCGACTCGAAGACCCCCTCAGTGCGCCCGTAATACCGGGCGCAAATCATGTCGAGCGTGTCGCCCTGTTGCGCGATGGCCTGCATCAGATTTGGCTCACGATGCAGCGGGGTTTGTCCTGGACGCGTGATACGGCCCAGCGCATGTCCCGCCACAGCTCGTCGACAGTGGTATCGATGCTGTCGGCTTTCTTGTCACCTTTGGCGCTGGCATCCACACCGCGATAACGCTCATAGAGCGTGGCGGTCGCCATTGAGGTGACGGCGCGCAGGTAATAGAAAATGCGCACGCTCTCACCGTCGAGATCGTCAGCCGGCACGTCGGCCAGCTTGCTAAAACCCCCGGCAATCTGCTGTTCCCGCCACAAAAACAGCTCGGCATTGGTTTCGGCGATGCCGGTTTTGATGGCCTCACGCAGCCGGGCCGGGGCGACGGTCTGCTCAAGTCGCATCCCTTCACGCACGCGTTTCGGGTCGATGTCAGGAAAGAAAAACGTATTTTTTATCACCGGCTCATCGCTGGCAGGCGGCGGGATGATCACCACGCCACCCGGCTGCGGCTCATCGTTCTTTTTAATAATCAGTGTCGTCATGACTACCTCTGAATAGGTGGGCGGTGGACGCCGGTCTCAGGTCAGGTAAAACACCCTCATCGACCGGCGTGCCGCCCTGGCGCGGGGCGCATTCTGTTAACCGACGGTCTTTTTCGGGCGGCCACGTTTAGCCGGTGCCGTGGTTTTCACGGCGCGCGGCGCTCTTACCGGGGCTTTAACGACTGTTGCCGGTTTGGGCTTCAGCTCTCGCTCAAGCCGTTCAATGTCTTTTTTGACGCCTGCCTGACAATCGAGCTGCATCGCTCGCTTGAGGTGGGCCAGCGCGTCGGCGGGCTGTTTGTTGTCCCGCAGCACCTGGCCGGTGATTTTGTGCAGTTTTGCGCGCACCTCATCAGGCATATCGGCGGCGGCGGTCAGAGCCAGCGTGTCGAGTAGCTGGCTGACGACGACCGGTTCACCGGCGGCATGGGCGCGCATGGCGGCGAGAGCCACCTCTTCGGTAAACATGTACTGCGGCGGGCGGCGGTGTTTACCAGGCATGGTCAGACCGTACTTAAACGCGTAGCGGGCAATATCCATCGCGCCGCTGATATCGCCGACATCAAGACGCCACAGCATGACGGTCATCACGATGTCATCCTGCGCGCCTTTGCCCTGTTCCAGCACGCCACTAACCCACGGCAGATAGAACGGCAGCAGCTCGCGCTTTTTCGTGGCTTTCAGCTCTTTACCAAAGATGGCTTTTAACGTGCGTTGGTCTGCGGCCAGCTTAACCAGCATCTGCTCATAGGCAGTGGCATGCCGCAGCGGGTTGTTTTCCCGCTGCGCGGTTTCAATGGCCGAGACCCGCATCATGTGACGCTGTGCGGGGCTCGTCATCGGTTAGCCCTCCGGTTGCGCGGCAGAGAAATCGCCCAACTTGATATTTTCAATGAAGCACCCGGCGGCGTAGGTTTCGACCACATAATCGATGTTCATCGATTCGTAGTTTTCCACCTGGTCAAGTTTCGGGTTTTCGATGATGGATCGGCGGTGGCTTTCATCCATGAAATAGATGGACAGGTTATCGAGACGCGTCACCATAATCGCGTTCGCCGGGAAGTACGGCACACGGACGGCGGGCAGGTTGCCGATGCGTTTCTGGCTGATGATGATGTCAGCCGCGAGCGCTTCGCTGTTCGGCTGGTCTTTGTTGAAGATCGGGAAATATTTATCGGCCAGCAGCTTACGACCCACAATCGCTACAAGTTCGGCATCTTCCTGATAAATCTCGTCAATCAGGTTGTCGGTTGCATCCATGACCAGCGCATCGAGGTTAACGTAATCGCCGTTTTTACCTACGCGGATCACAGCGGAAACAACATTCCCTTCTTCGTCGACAATTTTGCTCATCACGCGGGTCGGCGCTTCATTACGGTATTTCTGCAGCCAGCCGACGGCGACGTCCTGCAACATCGGATGAGTGGCGCGGTCAGAGGTTTCGGCGCGCTCAACGCCGTTGAACCCGGCCATGATGAAATCGAGCGCCTGCCGCTGGATGATGGCATCACGAATACGGCGCTGAAAGTCCTGGAAGCGCGCCCACAAATCCAGCTTTTTATATTTGAAGTGAAAGTCGAAGTTGACCTGATCGCATTCGTACTTGTTGGACTCCAGCGCGGTAAAGTCGGCGGTTTTACGCTCCTTGCCGCTGTTGGTGTCCGTTGTACTGGCGATGGTGCCATTGACGCCGACGCCAATTTTTTCCCCCTTCAGCTCATCCACCGGCACGATATTAATTTTCTGCAAAAAGGCCGAGGACATCTGCACTGTGTTCATCATGGTTTGCGTGACGGACGGCTCGACGGAGAATTTTTTACTCACGTCGTCCGGGTCGATGCCGTTCAGCTCAGCAACGCGGGACATGTAGGCATTGAATTTAAAACGGGTTTCCTGACGCATAGTCTTTCCTGTTTGGTTAAATCGGGTTGTCTGACCGGGCAAGCCTGTCGCCCGGCGATAAATTCATGACCGTTTAGCAGTCGGTCAGCAGCTCATCGCCACCGCCACCGGTGGAGAGCTTGCGGCGTGGCTGCGCGGTGCTTTCGGTTTTATCCAGCGACGTTTTTAACTTGCTGAATGCCTGGCTGGTCTGGTCGGCCTTTGTGGTGACGTCCTGTTTCAGCGTCGCAAAGGCATTTTCCAGCGTGGCAAGACGCTGCTCAGTGGCGGTTAGGTTTTCCTGCACATGTTCACTGACGGTCGTCACGGCTTCATGCACATCCTGAAAACGGGCGTCATCGCTGGCCTGTTTGCGGCTGAAGATCGCTTTCACTTTGTCGCTCAGGGCGGTAAAGACATTTTCCGCCTGGTCTTCAAACTCCAGCTCGGCGAGGGTGGCGACGGAAATCAGGTTGCCCGGCTCGGCTTTGAAGCGGTTGAGGGGGTTAAATTTGGCACCCCGGCAAAATTCGAGGTATTCGGTGCCGAGGCTGGCCGGGTCATCGGTCACGGCGAGGCCAACCAGGTAGCATTTACCGCTATTGGCAAAATTCGGCTGAATTTCCATTGAGGTGTAGACCTTCTGCAATTTTTTATTCATTGCGATCAGGTCATCGGTCGGGGTGATTTTGGCGAACAGCGCCAGCTTGCCTTTCAGTACCGAATCGTCGTCAATTTTTTCAGACTTCAGCTCGACCACATCGCCGTAACGGCTGAACGGGCCATCCGGCAGGATGCCTTTCAGGTGTTCGAGGTTAATGCGGCAACCATAGACGCGGGGGTCAAAGGTCTCTGCCATTTCCTGAATATCCGTCGCGCTGATAACGCGGCCATCACAGGTATCGCCTTCGACGCCGATGCGAAACCATTTTGAAACTTTTTTTGCCATTGTCAGGAGTCCTGATATCGGGTTAACGGGTCGGGGTTAGTTTCCCGACGTCGCCGCCCACCCGCTATCAATCCCGGATGGCTTATCCCTCACACAACAGCACCTTAGCGATTCGCATCACCCGTTTCTTTAGCCTTGCCCTGTATCAATCACGGCGAGGCATCCATGACCATCACCACCGACACCACTTTATTAAACGACCCGCGACGCCAGGCGGCTTTACTGTACTGGCAGGGGTTTTCCGTGCCGCAGATTGCCGAAATGTTGCAGACCAAACGCCCGACGGTGCAGAGCTGGAAACAGCGCGACCAGTGGGAGGAAACCGCACCGCTGAACCGGGTCGAAAGCACCTTAGAGGCCCGGCTGATTCAGCTCTACGCAAAGCCCAACCTGACACCCCACGATTTCAAGGTGGCGGATTTTCTGGCCCGACAGATGGAGCGCTTTGCGCGCATTAATCGCTATGGCCAGACCGGAAATGAGGTTGACCTTAATCCCAATGTGGCCAACCGCAACAAAGGCGACCGCAAAAAGCCGACAAAGAACTTTTTCAGCGACGAGGCTATCGAGAAACTGGAAGAGATTTTTTTCGCGGAGTCTTTCGAGTATCAGCTCCGCTGGCACCGCGCCGGGCTTGAGCACCGTATTCGCGACATTCTGAAATCGCGCCAGATTGGGGCGACGTTCTACTTTTCCCGCGAGGCGCTGCTGCATGCGCTGAAAACCGGCCATAACCAGATTTTCCTGTCAGCGAGTAAGACGCAGGCGTATGTATTCCGCGAGTACATCATTCAGTTTGCCCGCCGGGTCGATGTCGACCTGACCGGCGACCCGATTGTCATAGGCAACAACGGCGCAAAGCTGATTTTTCTCGGCACCAACTCAAACACCGCGCAGAGCCACAACGGCGACCTGTATGTCGACGAAATTTTCTGGATCCCCAACTTCCAGAAACTACGCAAAGTGTCGTCGGGCATGGCCTCACAAAGCCACCTGCGCAGCACCTACTTTTCGACACCTTCCACCCTGGCACACGGCGCTTACCCGTTCTGGTCGGGGGAATTATTCAACCGGGGCCGCGCCAGCGCCAGCGAGCGGGTTGATATCGATATCAGTCATGACGCGCTCGCCGCTGGCGTGGCGTGTCCTGACGGTCAGTGGCGGCAGATTGTCACCATTGAGGATGCGCTCGCCGGGGGCTGTACGCTGTTCAATCTGGAGCAACTCAAGCGCGAAAACAGCGTCGACGACTTCCGCAATCTGTTTATGTGCGAGTTCGTTGACGACAAGGCGTCGGTGTTCCCGTTCGAGGATTTGCAACGCTGCATGGTCGACAGTCTGGAAGAGTGGGAAGACTTTGCGCCGTTCGCCGACAACCCGTTCGGCTCCCGCCCGGTCTGGGTGGGATACGACCCTTCGCACAGCGGCGACAGCGCCGGGTGTGTGGTGCTCGCACCGCCGGTTGTCGCCGGGGGCAAGTTTCGCATTCTGGAGCGCCATCAGTGGAAAGGCATGGACTTCGCTACTCAAGCCGAATCCATCCGCCAGCTCACCGAAAAATACAACGTCGAGTACATCGGTATCGATGCTACCGGCCTCGGTATTGGCGTCTTCCAGCTGGTTCGCTCGTTTTATCCCGCCGCCCGCGATATCCGCTACACGCCGGAAATGAAAACAGCAATGGTGCTGAAAGCAAAAGACGTTATCCGCCGTGGCTGTCTCGAATATGACGTCAGCGCCACCGACATCACCACCTCGTTTATGGCAATCCGTAAGACCATGACCAGCAGCGGGCGCAGCGCCACCTATGAGGCCAGCCGCACCGAGGAAGCCAGTCACGCGGATGTCGCCTGGGCGACCATGCACGCGCTGTTAAACGAACCGCTTACCGCTGGCAGCGGCCAGGTAACATCATCCATTCTGGAGTTCAACTGATGAGTAAATACAAAGGCCGCAAGCCACAGCCACAAAAGCGCCCGCGCAACATGAAAGACAGCGCGCCCCAAAAAATGGAGGCGTTTACCTTTGGTGAACCGAGCGCCGTGCTCGACCGCCGCGATATTCTGGATTACGTGGAATGCGTCAATAATGGCCGCTGGTTCGAACCGCCGGTCAGCTTTAACGGGCTGGCGAAAAGCCTGCGCGCCGCCGTTCACCACAGCTCGCCGATTTACGTTAAGCGCAACATTCTGGCCTCAACGTTTATTCCGCACCCGCTGCTGTCACAACAGGACTTCAGCCGCTTCGCGCTTGATTTTCTGGTGTTTGGCAACGCGTTTTTAGAACTCCGAAAGAGTGTCACCGGTCGCCCGCTGAAGCTGGAAGCGTCACCGGCTAAATACACGCGGCGTGGTATTGAAGATGATGTCTATTGGTGGGTGCCGTCATTCGACCAGCCGCACCCGTTCGCGCCGGGATCCGTATTCCATCTGCTGGAGCCTGATATCAACCAGGAGCTGTACGGCATGCCGGAATATCTCAGCGCGCTAAACTCCGCCTGGCTGAATGAAGCGGCGACGCTGTTCCGTCGCAAGTATTACCAGAACGGGGCTCATGCGGGTTACATCATGTATGTGACGGACGCCGCGCAAAGCGGTACCGATGTTGAGGCGCTGCGCGATGCGATGCGCAGCTCGAAGGGGCTCGGCAACTTCAAAAATCTGTTTTTCTACGCACCGCACGGAAAACCGGACGGCATAAAAATTGTGCCGCTCAGTGAGGTGGCTACGAAAGACGATTTCTTCAATATCAAAAAAGTCAGCGCCGCCGACCTGCTCGACGCTCACCGCATCCCGTTCCAGCTGATGGGCGGCAAGCCGGAAAACGTCGGTTCGCTCGGTGACATCGAGAAGGTGGCAAAGGTTTTTGTCCGTAACGAGCTCATACCGCTACAAGACCGGATGCGCGAGGTCAACGCGTGGGCCGGTCAGGAGGTGATCCGGTTCAAAAGTTACACCCTCGACACCGAAAGTGACTGATTTCCGCCGCCTCCGGGCGGCTTTTTCTTACCCCCACGCCTGACCGCCTCAGAAGCCCGCCAAGCCCTCGGACGCCCCCGCATCACCCACCGACACCCTCGCGAACCCGCGCGGCACAGCGACGCGCTCAGGCTGCGAAAATAAATGCGCAAAAGTACGCTGGCGCGCAGTGCTTTCCCCGCCTCGCCTGCCCGCTTCATGGGTCGGTTTTAATGCAATTGCAACAGACCATCGGATCCGCGCCAGCTCTGGTGGCGATCGTCAAAAAAATGGGGTAAACACGCATGCAGAATGATGCACTTAATGCATGCACGACTAAGAAACGGAAAAATCGCGGGGAAATGGCATAAAAAAACCGGCATTCAGGTTGCCGGTTAGGGGCGCTACTGTGAAGTTACTGGCCGCGTAATGTGCCAATGATACTGTTGAGACACGCGCTGGTAACAATCAGCAGAAAAACAGTTGTCCACGGATTTTCATAAATGAGAGATAACATATTGATAAAGATCCTTTTATTTTTGCATTCTGATGTGATTCAGTAGGTCTTTAATGACCTTGCCTAGCTCTGCGCTGCTTGCCTGTTCGACCAGCTTATCGGTATAGCTGTCGACCTCTCGTGAACTAAGGTCATTGTTCTGCGCCATACAGGTAATGTGCTTCGACCAGCGCTTAACCCACTTATCCTCACTAGAAATGGAATTTTGCATGTCTAAAAACCTCGATTTATTTAACCAACAGACGGCGGAAATCTTTGCGGTGCTATGGGAGAACTTTCCCGTTCCGCAAGTCATCACCTACGAAAAATTTAACGCAGCACTACCCGATGACTACTTTAACCAACTTAACTCACCGGAAATGAAAGCAATAAATCAATTGCGTAGTGTGGTTGAAGGTACATTCACTTTTCTTGGTGAAAATGGATACATCCAGTATGAAACCGACCATCAAACGTATTTTATGGATGTGCGCCTGACCGAGAAAGCACTGGCTGTGCTCAATAAAAAGCCCGATTCGCTTGGGAGCAGCGAAACGATGGGGGATAAAATTATCAGCGCGGTGAAAGAGGGAACTCCGGGGGTTATTGCCGGGGCGGTGACGAATCTGCTTACTCTCGGGGTTAATCTAGTAACCAGCTAACGCCTCGCAAAGCGAGTTGTTCAACCGAGATGGCCCAAAAATCCAGTTTTTGCGCCATCGCGGTTAGCATGTTTAACGCCAGCTTTCGTCTTCCCAGACTTCCTGAAGGATACCGTCCAACGCTTCACGGTCTGACTCCTTATCGAAACCAAGTAGTTCGACGCCAGTTACAGACCCTTTCTTAACAGTAACCCGTGTGGTTGGAAAAGCACATCTCACCTTACGTGTTAATTCATTCTGGAAAGCATCGACTATCTGCTGACCTATTTTTTGTTCTTTATCCAGCGTGATATTGATTCTCATAATCTATTCAGCCTTATAGAAAACTTCTTCTTCTTCGGGTTCTTTATTTTCACTGTTTGCAAGGTCAGCAATGAGAGACAGGGCGAGCTTGAGTTCTGACGGTTTGCAGTTTGCAATCAGAGACACTTCGGCGATGAATTGCACACAAGCCCATTTTTTCTGTCTTTGGCTGAAATATTCATCAACCATGAAATCCCTCCCACAAGTATCACTGTATATTAATACAGTATCACGTATGAGCAAGGGATTAAAAGAAAAATTATCAATCGTGATTAGTCTGTATGTTAATGAAATCGATGAAGATTAAATGTCATCTCTGGTGCTGCTTTGCTGCTAACCCCGCGACTCGATTTAGAATTTGTCTGGCCTTCTCCCGGTGTGACGGTGCTGCCGGGAAAATTTCACCGGTTGATGAACCACGGCACCATTTGCCGTTTATGCAACTTTTGCCACCGGCCATCATGTGCAGGGCCTCACCCCGGCTGATGGTTTCACCGGTCGTGAGCTGAATCTCGTCTATTGTTCTGTCAATGGCTGCGCGTTGTTTATCCGTTCCGTGGACATAATCACGCCTGGTGACCCGTTTTTTGTCCCTGAGTCTGGCCGTTAGCTTCCGCCTTTCACTTCGACTCAACGGTTTGGATAAATCCAGCTCCGGCGGATCGCTTTCGCTTCCCGTACAGTTATTGACAGAACTCCGAGAGGGCGCAGGAGCGCCCTTAACGTCAACGGCCAAATCAACGGCACGCTTCGGCACAATTTTCCACTGCGTTAGCCGGGTTAAAATCGGGGTGCCAGCACCGACAGCAGAATCGTACACACCACGGATGCAGACGGTTTCCTCACCGTACTGGTTAAACTCGGCGCGCGATTCATACAGCGTGCGCACCTGCAAATCATCGCGACGAACAAACGGACCACCCTGCGCATTAACGTAACCAGCCCAGTCGCCGGCGTCAGCGGCATCATGAACGGCGGCAAACTCAACGCTTAAACCGTGCGCGGTCTCGGTATCAGCGAGACGACGTAACTCACGATATACCGTCACCGGTGCGCCACCGATAAACTGAAATTGACGGATGTGCCAGCGAGCCGCCCATGCAGATACGGCAGGGGCGGTCTCTTTGAGCAGCTCACCGCTTTCGTCATCGGTTTCACCATCGAGAGCATAACCGTCGATATTTTTCGAAATGTATTTAGCAACATAGCCGGTAGCGCTGCCCTTTTCCGGGTCAATGGCCTCGGCATGAAAGCGCGCTTTTTTGGCTTTATCGCTTCTCAGTTCGTGGTGGTCTTCCTCCCACGCATAATCACGGATGATAAGGCGCACGCGCTCGACGTCCTCTGGCAACATGAACATCAGCATGTGCCAGTGCGGCGTTCCGTCGTGATGAGGCTCGGCAACACGGATGCCGAAAATGCGTATTTCTTCCCGGTGCAGCTTGGCGCGTATGCGCGCCCAAAGGCCAGTTAGATAGCTCTGCGTGTCCGATGGGCTGGCACCATTCCATTTGCTGTTACGGTATCCCGCTTTAGTCGTGGCGTGATATTTAGACGGTGCAGTCAGGGTGTAAAACTCCCCGACATAACCGAGTTCATTGCAGATATTTTCAAACCCACGGATGCGGGTCATCAGTTCGCAGCGGCGTATCGCAGGATTAGCGACCGAACCGTCGTATTTTTCAATCAGGCTGATGCGGTTGCCGTCTTCGTCTTCGAGATCCAGTCCCTTGAGAAACTCACGTGTTCGGCGCTTCTGCTCGCGCCAGTCTGTTACGCAGTTTTTACTCGCGTAGGCGTGCTTTTTCTTGCTGACGTTGCCGACTGCAATTTGTAGGTGTTCGCGCCATGCCGACGCGACACGACGCAGACGATTACGCCACCATGACTCAGTAAACATACGGATTACTGCGGGGGCGATATCATCTTTGTTGAAGTATTTATTTGCCACGCGCTCCCAATGGGGAGGGGTGACATTGAATTGCAGAGAAATAAAACCAGCGTGCATGTACCAGGTGTATAGCGTTTTGAGCTCACCAAAACCTGAATCATCAATATTTGCCAGCTCAGAACGAATGAAATTAGCAATGTCACCGGCCAGCAAGTCAACATCTGCGCGTGACATGTCAGGGAGGCGGTTATATCTGGCGACCAGATTAACCATACGTGAAGCCAGATATTGCATTAGTCGGGTGTCAAAATGACCACCGAAAACGGCGGTTGATACATTGCTGTTGATTCCCGCGCTCTCGTATTTTTTTGCGACCAGTTCAAGACGTGGCAATGCCTTTTTGCAGAAACTGATTAAAAAAGCATTGGCTCGTTGACTGCCCTGATTTTGCTCCAGCACCGTAGCGGTGCGATAAACGTCAAAACGCACGCACTCAGGCTGGAGAGAAAGCATCTTTCTCGCATGCAGCAAAGCCGCGAACATACGGTCGCGGCGATACTGTTGGTCATAGGTAGGATATGGGCTGGCTATTGCCGACCGTGGAGCGTTCCACGGATAAGCATAAGCAACCGTAGAACTATGCATCAGCGCTAGCCCCTTCAATGGCTGCAATGCATAGTTGCCCTACACGCTCAATTTCTGCCGCGATAGCGTCAATGGCGGTAATATCCGACCCATGAATATGATGGTGCATCAGGCCGGAAATAAGCTGGTTAATCTTCGGGTAATAGCCGATAGTGTCGAGCCATTCCTCACCAGCTTTTTTACCGGACTTAATGACTTTCTTTTCATTCAGAATGAATTGATACTGGTCGCTGGTAATAACCCATTTATCACCGATTTCTATGCGGAGGTTCATAACTCACCTCCTGCCATTGCTTCAATTATCGATAATATGTCGGTAGTACTGATTGTAGTGATAGATAACATCACCCAATTACCACAACCACTAATCAAGTTATCAATTGGTAAGATGTGAGTGATTTTTACAAGGAGTTTATTACCAGTGTATTCGCCCTCCCATTCACGCAATAACAGGAAATCACCACATTTAAAATCACGGTCATTGATTCTGAATTCAGCTTTTTTATGACCAGATAAAACATCTGCAAAAAACATCGGTCCAATTTTTAAACTATGAACTGTACTCATTTAAACGCCCCTGTAATGTTTTGATTTAAGTTCGTTGATTTGCTGACAGGTCACGCAAAAGGCCACGCCCGGAATCGCAACGCGGCGAGCTTCCGGGATTGGTGCATCACATACCTCGCAGGTAAAACGAGATGGCGCAGCAATACGGCTGCGCGCGTTGTTGATAAGGCGCTCACGTTCTGCCTGTTCGCGCTGTTGTGCGATATCCATTGCGTCGGCCATTAGTGCAACTCCTGAGATTCGTTTTCATAGCGGGTGGCTTCGCGGCGCAACAACTCAGCCGCTTCGATAGCATTTAAACCTTTGTTAGTGATATGGGTAGCTAGTGCCTCAAGGCGGATTGAAACGGCTAAAGCGCGGTCTTTGCGTTCTTCTTTTTTGGCTGCTTTAAATAAAGCTGCTAATGCATCATCGTCAGCACTACTCGGTGTTGAAAAATAAATAACTCGACTCATAAATCCTCCTGAATTTAGGCAAAAGAATGCCCGGCGGGTATACGCCATTAATTACGGGTTTATTTAATTAGCTAAAAAGCATTCATGGATGGAAATATGCCGTGGCAAAATCCCACCCCAGCGGGAAATTTTATTCATTGACGCAATAATCAGCTTGCGGCGTTCCATATCAAAATACTCATATGGTTTACCGACTTCATCAGAGCGAAACGCGCCCGGATTATTTCGGTTAGCAAGCGTTAAAACCACAAACTTAAAATCTTCATCAAGCTTATTGAAATTACGCAGCGCTTTATTTTCTGTTGCTTTCAGCTTTTGATGAAACCGTGCGAAACACTCCTCGCCGGTCATAGTCTTCGGTTGCTCTGTAATACAATCAGCATTGCTAAAAAGCTTGCTCGCCTGGGTATCATGAGCTGAAATTCTTTCGTTCATTTTGCCCCCATTAATGCATTTAAAAGCCGCTTAACCGCAGAGACTTTTTTTGCTGTTAAGCCGTTCAACAATTCGGACTGAGAGTTGCAAGGGTGCCAGCGCTTTCCGTCCTTACCGGAGATCCAGCCGTGGCCGTAGTGCATGCCGGGGCTTTGCTTTTTAAGCAGGGATGCAAATGACGGTTCAGTATTCAACATAAGCACCTCACATCAGACCGAATGAGGCACCGAGGCCGCTCATGGTGTCTACAACGCTTGTCATTGCCGGGTTAGCCTGAAGCCGTGCCTGTAAAGCCATTGCCGACAGTGACAACATGCGAATACCAGCATTAACACTAGCAATCATATTTTGTTTGCGTGCAGGGGTAAGGCGGTCGCCTGAAACTGCGCCGCTTGCCAGTTCACCGAGTTCACTCATGGCGCGCATGACATAGGATTGCAGTTTCTCTTTTGCAAGTTCGTTGACTGGCACGCACGGCAGGCAATGGATCTGAGCCAGAAAACCATCGACAAGGGTAGAGTCTTCGGTCAGGTCTGTCAGTGTCCAGATTTCGCGCGGCGTTAACTGGTGCGGTTGTTCCGGGTTTAATTTGTTGTAAAGCGTATGCGGCTTGATGCCTGCTTTATCCGCCAGCTCTTTCACGTTATGAGTGGCTGCGAATTTTTTGCAGGCGTCGTCAAAGTGTGCATGTGACGAAACGCGAAAATCTAACATGCTGTAACTCCCTTTAACTTGCAAAATTAAGTTACTGGAATACGGCATAGCGCGAATTAATCGCCTGAGCGAGTAATCGCGTACGGAAGGCAATCATGTTAATACGGCCGAGGCCACCCTCTCGAGTACGGGGCACCAGTAGCAGCTCGCCGCGCTTTACCATCTCTTTAACGGTGTTCAGGCTGCATCCGTACTGCTTTGCAAACTCCTCATATGAGAGGAAGTCCGGGCCATTGGGGATTGCAATTTGAAGATTCATAGGTAATTATCTCCGGTTAGATTCATTTTTAGTATGTTCTCGCACATTCTCAGGGTGCAGGACGGATACTACTTTCCATATGAAAACCTGTAAAGGTTAAATTGAAAATAATTTAGGTATCCAAATGGATAAAGAAGAGCAATCCGTCAGAGATGTCATTGATAGAATCCTTGTTTCTTATGGAGTTAGAACAAGACAGGCTTACTCTGACCTCGCAAAAATTCCATTGCCCACGATTAGTAATTGGGTCAAGCGGGGTAAGGTTCCTGGAGACTACATAGTCCAATGTGCTCTCGATACTGGCGCAGACCTTAAATGGCTTATGGAAGGTGGTGAACTTACAAATGTAAGATTTGAGCCCGGTCATTACCCTATGCAGGGAATACGACTGCTGGAGGCAATGCAAAGCTCAGGTGGGAAAGAGATTTTGCAGCGCATCATGCAGGCTTATGGCTTTACCATGCAAAAAGAGCTGGGCGACCATCTCGATATACCATCCGGCACGATGAGCGCTTGGGTTCGCCGTGAGCACTTCCCGGGGGATGTTGTTATCGTTTGTGCTTTAGATACGGGAGCATCTTTATACTGGCTTGCCACAGGTAACGGTGGACTTTATGAAAGTAATGTGACCTTACCCACAGAGCAAACGGCATTAGCCACAATTAGAAAATACCGCCTTGAAAACGGTGAATTAAAAAAAACAGGTAACTGGTTGGCTGACCCTTCAATGATTCCAGATAATCATGATGGTCTGATGTTTGTTGAGGGTATGGGTAAATCTTGGCTGGTTGATATTTCTGCGAAGAATATTGCTAACGGCCGCTGGCTCATCAGTATTGATGGTGCAATGGATGTGTTCAATGTGATTCGGCTACCCGGAAATAAAGTTCGGTTGTCCAATGGTTCTGCTGAGTTTGAATGCAATTTATCTGATATTACACCGTCAGGTACGGTTATTTTTACAATTGAGAAACATATATAAGGGATTTTATGATGCGCTCATTATTTGCTATTGGATTACTTGTTCTCTGTTCATCTGCGTTCGCAGCCGAGAAAACGCAGGCGTTAGATGGAGCATCATTTGGTAATACATGGCCTCTGACTTTTGAAAAGGCTACGGTTTCCTGTGTTAATGGTGCATATGCTTTTGTATATGATACCGCTACAGATAACCGTTATCCGCTTAACGGTATGGCTTCCAGCGCTGTTAAGTCCGGAAAAATGGAAGGTTACGATTTAGATACAGTATGGAAAGATGACCCTAATTATTCCGGTGTAAAAATGTCAATATCTCCGGTTTTAGATTCAGCCCTGAATCTCTGTAAATAATTTATTAAAAAGGAATTGGTGATGAAAGAAAATAAACATGTTGAAAAATTTAAGTTAAGCCATCTGAATTCAGGTGAGTCTGTCATTGCGTGGGCGGAAGGATATATCGGTAAAATGATGGGTAGTGGAAAAAATACCCAGCATAATGGCGTGTTAATTGTGACGGAAACCAGAGTTGCTTTTTATCGTAAGGGATTTATTGGTGAGGTAATTGAAACTATACCTTTAAAATCTATCACCTCTATTGAGCGAAAGTCGACGCTTGGTCATAGGGTTATAAGGGTGCACACATCCCATGATGACCTTGAATTTAAAACATTCAGCAAAGAGTCAGAGCTTGCCCTCGTTGAAGCAATTGAAAGCGGGCGAGGGTTGAGAAGTGAAACAGTAGCCTCCGAAAAAAATAAGGCCAGTAGCGACCCTTTCGAACAACTCAAAAAATTATCAGAGCTTAAAGAGGCTGGGGTGATTTCTGATGAGGAGTTTCAGGCTAAAAAAAGCAAGTTGATGGATCTGATTTAAGTGTCCTTCGATATGGGGATGATACCTCGGTTTACAAGACAGTCTATTAGCCACAGTGCTAGATGTAGCAAATAGGGGGGGATTTGACTGTTAAAAAACTTTCATCCGGTGAGTGGCTATGTGATTTTCGCGTTAATGGGAGAGAAAGCCGTCGCGTGCGTAAACGCTTCACCACCAAAGGTGAGGCAGTGGCTTATGAGCAATATTACCGCGATGAGGCCAAAGATAAGCCGTGGATGTCAGAGAAAGAAGACCGGCGCAAACTCAGCGAGATTATTCAGCTCTGGCATAATCTGCATGGGCAGGCGCTGGTTGCCAGCAAATCCCGTCTGGCTAAACTGCAAATTGTCTGCAACGGACTAGGCGACCCGATAGCATCACAACTTACAGCTAAGGACTGGGCGCATTATCGTGACCAGCGTCTAAGTGGCAAGATTGACAATGGTTATCATAAAGACCCGGCCAAGTGGGTAGCAAAGCCGATAACGGTCAATCGGGAGCAGCAATATTTGGAGGCCGTATTTAACGAGTTAAGGCGGTTAGGGGAGTGGAGTTTACCAAACCCTCTGGATAGCATTCGTGTCTTCAAAGAGGCTGAAAAAGAGATGTCCTGGCTGACGTTAGAGCAAATTCCGCAGCTCATGCTGGCATGTCAGAAGTACGGACATGAAGACCTTGCACAGATTGCCGAAATTTGTCTGGCAACTGGTGCGCGCTGGGGGGAGGCAGAGCGGCTAACTCGCCCCCAACTTTCGCCATACAAACTAACGTTTACAAAGACCAAAGGCAAAAAGAATCGCACTGTTCCCATCCCAAAATGGCTCTACGAAAAATTAGCTACCCGTCAAGGGAGGATGTTTAAGCCCTGCTATCAGGAATTCAAGAAAATGCTTTTGCTCACAGATATTGAGCTGACGGAAGGGCAAAAGACCCACGTCCTGCGTCATACTTTTGGTGCGCATTTTATGATGAATGGCGGCAACATTCTCGTACTTCAAAAGATACTCGGGCACGCAAACATTCGTGAAACAATGAAATACGCACACTTCGCTCCTGACCATCTTGAGCAGGCTGTCGAGCTGAATCCTCTGAGCTTGATAATGTCCACCGAATGA